TCAACAGGAAACGCGCACCTTCATCGGCTCGATGCCTCTGCTGTTCGCGTAAATCGCCGCAGTTGCATCGCTCATATGCCCGAGGAGCGCCTTGGTGTCCACGCCGCCTTGCGCGTCATACAGCCGCTTGGAGAGGCTGCGGATTTCGTGAAATGTCGGCGCGTCATCGCCGGTGATGCCGGCCAGTTCCCGCGCCTTCTGGAAGCCCGTGGTCAAACTGCCGATGCGGATCTGCGAACCACGTTTGGCCGGGCCCCAAGTCTTCGTCTGGTGCAACAGATAGCGGCTGACGATGCCGGTTCCCTTGCAGCGCGCCAGGACGTCGGCCACGCTCATGCCGATGGCGTCCATGCGCAGCGATAGCGGGATGGCGATCTGAACGCCAGTCTTTGCGCGGGAGGCGATAATCACGTCGCCTTGGATCGCTGAACGCTCCCATCTGGCAATCGTGGATCGGTCTTGTCCCGTCACGAGCGCCAGTAACATGGCGTTCTCCAGATAATCCAGAACCTCCGGTGCCTTGGCGAGGACCGCTTGGAAAGTCTCCAACGTCAGGCGCCGCCGTCGCACCTTCACGCGGATTTTCTCGGTCACCTCAACGGGATTCGATTGCATCCAGCCCAGCGCTACGCCTTTGAGGCACACCTGCATGAGCCGCGAGCGGACCACCTGCGCCATCCGCTGAACTCCACGCGCCTTCATCTCCTCGAGGAGTGCTGCCACATCCTTGGCCGTGAGCTCATCGCAGCGGATATGGCCGAGACCATCGCTGATGATCTTTTGCGCGGACTTGATCGTGTAGAGGGACGACTTCTTGTAGCCTTCCAGAGGCATGCGGGCCACGAGGTCCGCGATGGTTTCCACCGACGAGCCGACACGCTCAGCTAGCGACTTGCGGGCCAACCCCTTCTCAGCCACCACGTTGGCTTCGATCGCCTCGTGAATGGCCTGTGCAGTTGGCACCCGACCGATAACATGCGTCTTGCCGTCGCGCGGGTCGCGCCAGGTGAAGTACCCCGGCCGCGGTTCATGCAGGTTGGGCGGGAAATGGGCGCGCTTGCGAATACGGGGGCGGGCTGCCATGGCTTATCGAGGAATCCGTTGTGCGAGGGTGGGGCGCGCGATGGCACCCTGGAATGTGGCATTCTGGTCCACATAGTAGGCCCGGCCGACTTTGACGGGCGGCGGGTAGATCTTGCCGTCCTTGATCCAGAGCCGCGCGGTGCGGATGGCCGGGGGCGGATCAAACTGGCTCTTCAGCCATTCATCGAGGCGCTTCTTCATGTGCCTTCTCCAGATTCCAATGCTTGCGGGTCAGTTCGATGATGCGTGCTGCGGTGTCGCTCATGCCCTGCGGAACTCCACCACCCACACCCAGGGGTTCGCTGCCCACGCGCCGGCGCCGTTCAGTTCCTCCCAGAGGATGGCGAAGCTCCGTTGCGGGTGGCTGAGCCTGCGGCCGAGCTGCTCCCCGGTCTCGCCTGTCAGCGGATACGTGCTCTCGATGGTGCCCGGGTTGAACATTCCCTCGGCAATGGCGTCTTCGTAGCTGATGTCCTGCAGGCGTTCGACCCGCACGCCGGTGACCTCAAGCACCAGCCGGCACGCCGCGCGCGGCATGTGGATGCTGGGGTTCCAACGGATGCCGTCGTGCTCGTGCCCCGATCGGCGCGGTAGCAAGCCCGGCTGGGCATGCTAGGGAAGTCAGGGTTGAAACCCCACGTCTCCCGAACCCAAAGGCGGTCGCCGGGCTGGCCATAGGGGCAGTGTTCACGCAGATACTGGAAAAATGCGACCGGCGGAGCTGCGTCGATGTGGCGGTCCTTCACGACACGCCGCGTCTGTGTCTTTCTGCCGTCGAGAATGGCGCGCACCATGGCGCCGGAGAAGAGGATGGGGCGTTCTTTCATGCTGCCTCCCTCTCATCCAGCTCAATCCGAATCTGCGTCGTCCGGATCAGGTCGTTTGCGTACTGCAGCGTCATTTCCAGCGACTCGGCGCGCAGCACCTTGATCGCCTGGCGCACTGCCGTGATGTCGGCCATCTCCAGCGGCATCGCATAGCGCAGCTTCCGAGCCAGCAGCCGAAGCGGATCCAGCGGCATTGGCCTGTGCTGGCGCATGGCGTGCGTATGGAAGGCGTCGATGATTCCTTCCAGCGCCGGAGCGGTCTCGTAGTAGTGGCCATCGTTCAGGTCGCGGAAGATCGGCGTACCGTCGCGGGTGGCCATCACTTCGCCGTCGCGCTCGATAGCGTCGAGCATGGATTCGAGCGGGTTGAACACCGCGGCCACCCTCCAGGGTTCGGAGCGCAGCTTGACGCCTCCCGAGTTCCACTTGGGCGGTACGGCTTGCGGGGCTTCTGGCTTCTGCTCATGGCATCACGGGAATAAAAAGGCGGTCGCGCTACGCGGGGGACGAAGCGCTCCGCGAAGGGGTCACGCAGACTTGCGTTCAAGCTCGGCCACCATCTGCTGCAGCTCGGCTTCGAACTGGAGCAGGGCGGCTTCGAGGTTCGCAATAAATCCTTCGTCGCGCTCGATGCGCTCGTGGTACAGGCGCAGTCGTTCGCAGGCTCGCGGGTCGTAGCTGGTGAACTCCCACCACTTGCGGCCAGTCACGAACATGCAGCCTTGCACCTGGGCCATGTGGTCGCGCGGCATGCCTTCGAGCCACGTCTGGATATGCACCGATTCGTCCATCGGGCATTTCGACTCGTAGCCGCCGTCCTTGCCGATCAGGCCGTCTGCGCTGCAGCCGATGAACGGGTAGTCGGGATGCGTGACGAACTGCGCCGGCTCGACAATCAGGCCGGTTTCGAGCTCGAACGCCTCTCGGGCGTACTGCTCGACCTCGGTGCCCCAGGTGAGCGCCTTGCCTCCGACCTCGTGCATTGGCTCGCCGGACAGGCGCTCGAAGGCCAGTTCGCGCATGTACTTCGCGCGCGCCGCAGTCGGTGCGCCGTCGCGCTTGATGGCGATGACGTCGACGAAGCGCGATGCAGTGATCTTTCCCGCGCGGGCCTTGCGCCAGTCCTCGGTGCGTTGGAGAGGTTCACTCATCGCCGTCTCCGCCTTCGTTGGCCCGACCTTCGCCGGCCAGTTCCTTGAGCCGCTTCAACTCGTCCTGACCGATGGCTTTGCGTTGCTCTTTCGTCAGCATCGACCATTCCTCGGCCAGGGCCGTCGCGCCTTCGCTCTTGGCGACCATCTCAAGGTTGAAGATGATGTTGTTCAACTCGTCGGTGCGCTCCGCAGGCTGGGGCAGGGCAGCCGCGGCGATTTCGGCGGGCTTGCGCGGCGGCGGCATGCTTGCGATAGCCGAGCCATCCTGCAGTTCATCCGGCGTGTAGACGCCGAGGATGACGTCCGGCGCGTGGAGGCGTCCCCATCGCTTGGCTGCGAGGTATGCCAACTGCTGACGCGGGTCGGTTGCCCAGTTCGGCGAGTTCCGGGTGTCACCGACTTGAGCCATTGACACCTCGAGCACGCGCGGCTCTGTCTCGCCCTTAAGCGTCGCCCACACACGGCACCAGCGGTCCGGGCTCTTGTCGGTCTTGCCGTTGACGCCGACCCAGTTATCCGACCATTCGAAGTTCAGGCGCGTGGCGAGGGCTGGGGACGAATTCAGGACCGCGATGACCAGTTGAGCCTCGTATCCGAGCGTTCCGTTCACAAGGTGCGTCTTCTGCGCAACGGCAAACGGATTCATGCCCCACTGCATGGCCTGCAGGCTCACGGCAAAGCAATCGCCCTGGCTTCCCTGCAGGTGCTTCGGGATAGTGGTGCGTCCGCTCGCCATCAGATCAGCGATGCGGATCACGCTGTCCATCGCATCGTTGCTCAGGACGAGGGAGGCGGAGCTGAACCCCTCTGCCGCCGGCGGCATCTCGGTGATCGGCGTGATGTTCGAATTTTCGATGGTGGTCAGTTCAGACATATCTATCTCCAAGCCGAGACTCTGCCGGCCGTTGAGGGTTGGGAAATCAGGCGAGACGTGCGCCAGTCATCGCGTTGTACTGGCCCTTGCGCGGGGCATTGGCCAGCGACAGCACGTAGCGATCGCCCAGCGCGGCCTTTGCCTTCTGGCGCAATCCGTCCTCGCGCGCCTGGCGCTTTTCTGCCTCGGTCAGCGGCGACTCGTAGTGCCGCAGGTCGAATCCTTTGGTCGGGGTCATGTCATTGCTCCTTCGCGGGTTTTGCCAGGCCGCGCCATGGCGCTTCGATATTGCTTACAGCGACTTCCCATGCGGCAGCCTTCGGGGTGTAGCCGAACACGGTCCACTTCCCTCGACGGTATGCGCAGTACACGCTCACGGAGCCGTAGTCGCGCTGGTACACGCCGTCTCGCACCGGCTTCACGTCAGCCGGAAACCACGGCGTCAGTTCTTGGTCGTTCACAGCCAGCCCCTCACGATGTCGATGATGTTGGCCACCAGCAGCGCGCCGATGGCGAGCCACGTTGCCGCGCGCAGCCGGCGCAGGTTCTTGGCCTGGCGCTCGCGCATGGCTCTGAAGTCGTGGATGTCGATCACGGCCAGCCTCACGGCAGCACGTTGGCGATCTCGTGCGCGGCGCAAACCACGGCGAAGATGGCCATCACGTAGCAGAGGATCAGGTTGTTGCGGCGCTGGACGGCGCGCAGATCGTCGTCGGACATCACAGGGTCTCCAGGTAGTTGCGGGATTCGACGGCGCCGCGGCAGTGCTCGGTCGTCATTGCTGGCTCCCCAGGGCTTTGGCGATGGCGGACTGGAGCATCTGCGCGACCTCGACACGGGCTTGCGTCGGGGACAGTTCGCCGATGCATTGCATAGCCGCTGCGGCTGCCTCGAACAGTTCCGGCGCGGCGGCGATCAGGCGGCTATTTGCGATTGCGGTCTCGTCGGTGGCCGCGGTACCAAACTGACCGTACACGGCCGCGACTGCGTATTGGTCGGGGCAGGCACTACGCACGAAGGCGTATCCGTCATTGCCGGCCCACGGCCCTGGCGTGAACCTCGCCCCGCTCTTGCCTTGTTGATCCATGTCTGTCTCCAAGCCCGCCAGTGCGGGCGGGTTGCGTTAGAGCGCGTTGCGCGCGTTGCGCCGGACCTCTGCTGCGCGCTCGAGTCTTTCGCGTTTGCGCTCGTGCTCCATTCGATCCCAAGCTTCCATAACGAGGCTCGAGGACGGCAGCGACTCTTCGGGGCGGCGCTGATGCAGCGGAGAAGCTTGGATCTCGCCGGCCGTTGGCACCGGAATTCCATGCTCAGTCATGAACTCGGCGCCTTGCGATTCGATGTAGGCAAGGCAATCGCCATAGGTGCCGACGAAAAGCGGCTGTGCATACGGACGGGCAACGAAACGAGTCTGGCGAGCGCCCCACCAGTTGATGATCCGCTGACGTACTGATGGTGCGGATGGAGCTTGCGCACCTCGCACTTGTCGCCGGTCGCGCGGATCGTCATGCGGTTGTAGTTCATCGTCTTTCCCCTCGCGTTGTCGTTGTTCAGGCGGCTTGCCAGTGGACATTGCCGCGCCAGTCACTGACCGGACGTAGCGACCGCTCGTATGCCTCGCGGGCATCGCGCTCGAATCGCTCCCAGTGGGTGCCCTCGAGCGAGTCGCGCAGGCTGATCGTCGTACCGGCGATGGCGACGTCGGCCACATAGATCCGAGCGCTCATGCCGTTGCCAACGACGTTGCCGTACACCTCGACGCGCAGGTCGCCGAAGAAGGACGAGCAGAGGTGTTCCAAGTCGTCCGCCACCTCGGGCTGGCCGGGGACTCGGATCGGGGCTTGGGTCAGGGTGGCTGGCATCGCTTGCTCCAGTGGTTAGTACGCTTAACGTTGCGTTAAGCAGATTAAACACTATGGTCGCAAAGATGTCAAGCGTACTAAGCGTGTTAAGTATGCTAGTCGCTGTTGATCTCTTCGATGAGTTGAGCGAGCGTCCTGGTGGTAAGCGCGATGGAGCGGGCGTAGTGCCCGGTCAAGTTGTACGAGTGGGTGCCATCCGGGAGCGATTTGATGATGATCGTGCCGTCCGGCGGTTCCGGACCCAGCTGGGCGCCCGACTTCCCCCGGAAGCGCGCCAGCTCGATGATGTTCGACATGAACCCCTCTCATGCTGCCGGTGCTTGTGCCGGCTCTTTGAGGGATCAAGTTAAGGGATTTGTGTAGTTAAGCACATACAAAATGCCCTGCCGAGGTGCATGCGCTACAGGGTAGGGTGAGGCCCAATGTACCGATGGGGAGGTCGAGGCGCACTGAGCGCGTGGGGCGCATTAGGCGCTCCAGGTAGGCAGAGAGACTTGCCGGGGTAGGGCAAGCGATAGGCGTAAAAAAGCCCGCCGGAAGGGCGGGCTCTTGGGGTCTTCGAATTCTTCAGCTGCCGTCTGCGTCTTCTTGCGAGTCAGGCTGATCCGAACTTGGAGGCTTGGTGTCGTTTCTATTAGCAAGGAAGCCGGTAATGACGGAGATCAAGAGAGTACCGATGACGAGGGCCGCGATCCATTCTGCATCAACGTGGACAAACCAGGCTGCAGCGAGGAGCCCCAAAATGATCAGAGCCGCAGCGTAGTGTTGACTACGCGCATCTCTCTTGGCGCTTTCTTCGTTATCACGCCCCTTCAGCTCAAGCGCCCGCTTTTGCACGCTGAGAGCCTCTCGCTCCATCTCACGCTGGTGGGCGCTGTTGGCCTGAAACTCGTCGAACAAGATTTTCGCCGCGCCGGGCAACGTTGCGTCGTATCGCTCGAGATGCGCCGGGTGAGGCATAGGCCCCGAATATGACTCTGCGCGGACCGCTTGGCGAATTTTCTTGTCAAGCTTCTCGTCGTCAAGTTCGAACTTACCGTCCTCGCGTTTTTCAGCAACGCTTGGGACGCTCAGTTCTGGCTCCCCAGGGGAGGGCGCCGGGTCAGGCGGCTCTGACGGTCTTTGGCTTGCTGCTTCCGGCAATTCTAGATCCGGCTCTCTTTGAGTCATACGTTTTCGCGAACCTCTCGACGGTCGAGTTCAACTGTGAAGCGGTCGACTTCCATGCGTTGTCTGTGGTCGCCCCCGACTTCTTCACCGTGACGACATACCCCGATTTGACGCTGCTCGGGTGCAGAGCGAAGACGTCAGGCATAGAAGCAAGCGTCATGATGACGCCGCGCGAGAAACTGACCTTCTTCATGTTTTGCTCCTAGTACTTCTTCTGGTGGCTGCCACTGTTGGACAGTGTCAGCACGCTGGAAGTTTATCACTTTTGCCATAACACAATAGTGACATTGCAATCACATAAATATGTCACTGCACTTACCTAGCATCCGAGAGTTCTGTACCACTAAGTCGAGCCGCCCATCATTCTGTGGTTCCGGTGCGCTCGTGCCCCGCGGAGCGACGGCCGCCGGTGGAGTGCCACCCCTACAGAGCACCTTTCAGTATAAATTCGAGGTGTTGCTCTAAATCCTGGAAGACCTCAGATGACTCATCCATCAACATCGCGCGTTCAGCAGGATGAAATTCACCGCTGGGCGGAAGATCTCTTAGGCTTCGGAGACCCTTCTCCAGAAGAACGCGAGCAAGCGATCCAATGGCTCCTGGCTCTTCGTCGACGCCTTTCTCGACGCATTTCTGTTTGGCAAGAGCAGTTATCAGCACAAGCACAAGGTGTTCGAGGACAAGGGTCCGATGCTTGAGCCTTTGGTGCTCAAGGTCGTGTTCTGTGAAAGTGCTCATGGTTAGCTGCCGGTGCGCTTCACGCCTGAGCCTCGAGCGCGGCCACCACCAATAACGCCGGATACCGACGTCGGAACATCCCGGCTGGCGCCTGGCGACGCGCTGCTTCGTAGACAGCTGGAAACGAAAGTCGCCATCAACTCGTTCAGGATCCCTCGATCCCGTTCGGAAAGCGCCTCGTAGTCATCTCGTGATACCGCGAATGGCCATGAATCCCGGACCGCCAAGCCTTCCCGCGGCACGGCCGCGTCAGGCTGACTTGCGGGGCCGGTGTCCTTCATGGGGCCACGACCCACGGCAAGCCAAACCGGGCTGACGTTCAGCGCCGACGCAGCCTTTAGCAGGTTGTCCCCCGTGATCTCCTTTGTCTGGCCGTTGAGCCAGAAGGAAATCGATGCGCGCGTCAAGCCGACGGCACGGGCCAAGCTCGATTGCGTGTGGCCCGCTTCTTCCATTGCCGATCGGACGCGCTCTGCGAAGGTAGTCATGGTTAGCAGATTAAACGCTTGCATGTTTAGTGTGCTTGACATACTATGCGTCTAGTGTGCTAACCAACTTGTCCGCCATGACTATCACGAAGCAGAGGGCCATCGCAATTTTCGGTAGCGGGGCAAAGCTCGCGGAAGCTCTTGGGCTGACGCGCGGCCGAATCTCCCAATGGCCAGACGAACTCGACCAGCGGCAGACCGACCTCGTTGTGGGGGCTGCGCTGCGGCTCGGGAAGCCGCTGCCGGAAGGCGTCGTAATGGCGAAGAAGAGGGCGGCTTGAGCCCGGCTATGCCCGCCCGTTCCTCTCGTGGTCGTCCATTTTGCCGAAGGAGAAGAGATGAAACGACTGTATGCCCGTTTGATGCTCTGGATCATTCGCCCAGCATTGAGCCTGCACGTCCGCGCCTCAGCGGAAAGCGCGGCGCCTTCCGCCAACGACGCGGAAGCGTTCAAGAGATTAGGTCTTTGAGCGCGTGGCGATGCTTGTACAGGCTTTCCTTCCAGTCGTCGGTTCTGCCGATTGTCGCGAAGGCTGCAGCGATGGAGTCCAGGTTCCGGTCGAACTCGGTGAAAAACCGCTCCCGTGCGTCCTGGGGCTGGACTTTCGCGAGCGCGATGAAGGCCGCCTCCAACGCGCGAAGGTGAGCGTCCAACTTCTCCAAAGTCATCGTTTCCATGCGTTCCCCTGGTTTGGGTGGTTGAGAAAGTGAGATGGCTCGATTTTTCCATATCCATGGGGAATGCACCCCTTTACCTGATTGTTGAGGTACCCGATGTCCCGCCGTGCTGAGTTCCGAAACGAAGTCAAGACTCGTCTCAATGACGAGGACTACGAGGCCTTGCAGGCTTTCAAGCTGATGCAGGGCTTCGAGTCGGATTCCGCCGCTCTGCAGCGCGCTGTACGTCTTGCGCTGCGTGGCGTTGTTGGAACTTTGCCCGTGCGTATCACGGGCGTCAGTGCCGATCTGTCCCACGTTGGGACGAGAGAGGCCGCATGACGATCGAGAAAACCGAGGTCATCGCACTGATTCCGCCGAACGAGGCGCGAGATCTGGTGCTGCGCGCCACCAAACTGGGGGTCTCGTCGCCTGAGTACCTCGGCTACCTGATTCTTTTTGCCGCCTACGGCATCGAGCACACCGAGGCCGCGGAGTTCTTGATGCGGGCCGGTTCGGGACAAGTTGGGACGCAGGAGTAGGGCAGATGAAGCCGAACGAGCCAATCCGATTTGACGCAGCTCAGAAGAGCTTTGCGGATGCCCATCGCATCGCAAGGAAGATGGCTGCCGACGGCACCACCAAGCGCCGTGTCCATTCGTGGGCCGAGGCAATGAAGGCTGCGTTGCAGGCAGGCAGGGCAAAGTAAATGGCTCGCATCAGAACCATCAAGCCGGAGTTCCCGCAGTCGGAAAGCATGGGCAACGTGTCTCGCGACGCGCGCCTTTGCTTCATCCAGATGTGGACCCTTGCGGACGACGAAGGGAGGCTTCGCGGAAATTCGCGAATGCTCGCGAGCCTTCTTTTTCCCTATGACGACGATGCAAAAGACCTCATCGACGACTGGCTAGTCGAGCTCGAGCATGAGGGCTGCATCGTGCGTTATGTGGTCGACGGCGCGACCTACATCGAAATCCGTAACTGGTTGATTCATCAGAAGATTGACAAGCCGAGCAAGTCGAAATTGCCGTCTTTCGATGAGTCCTCGCGAATCCTCGCGAATCCTCGCGAACGTTCGTCGGAGGATCAAGGACCAAAGGACCAAGGAAAGGAAGAAATACCCCCCAACCCCCCATCGCCTGTCGGCGACGAGGGGGCTGAAAGCTCGGCTTCGCAAAAACCCGTCCGTGCTCGCAAGTCCCGGACTTCGTTCGCGACCTTCCTCGCTGACTGCAAAGCCAAGGGCGTGAAGCCCGTGACGAGCTATCGGCCGCTCATGGACTACGTCGACAAGGTCCGGCTGCCGCACGAATTCCTCGAACTCGCCTGGGACGTCTTTCGACGTGAGCACAGCGATGGGGGTGCCAACGAACGGCGCCTGCAGGCGGATTGGCAGCGGCACTTCTGCAACTACGTGACCAAGGGCTACTACCGCCTGTGGGTCTGCAAGCCTGACGGGTCGTTCGAGCTGACGACGGTAGGGCAGCAGTCCCGGAAGTTCCTGGAGGCGGCATGAGCGCGCGCGACGACTTCACGGTGCCGCACAGCGTCGAGGCCGAGCAGGCCGTGCTGGGTGGCCTGCTGCTCGACAACGACGCGATCGACCGCGTTGGCGATCTGCAGGTCGATCACTTCTACCGCGGCGATCACCGGGCGATCTACGCACAGATTCGCGAGCTCCTGGCGACCGGTACCGGCGCTGACACGATCACGGTCTACGAGCGCCTGGCGGCCAAAGGCCAAGCCGCGGATTGCGGTGGTCTGGGTTACCTGAACGAGCTGACGCTGACGACGCCTAGCGCCGCCAACATCGGCCGCTATGCCGCTGTGGTGCGCGACCGCGCCGTCAAGCGCTCCCTGCTGGCGCTTGCCAACGAAGTCCCGGCGATGGTGGTCGGAGACGCTGAGGCTCGGATCGTCGTCGATCGAGTGCAGGCCAAGCTCGAGCAGCTGTCGCGGGAGCGCGTCAAGACGGAGCCCATCCGCGCATCGGAAGGGATGGCCGACTTCTGCGACCTGCTGACGGCTCAACTCGAAGGCAAGGTTCAGCCGCTGTCGACGGGCTTCCGCGATCTGGACGAAAAGCTGGGAGGCGGTTTCCGGCCCGGTGAGCTCGTGATCGTTGCCGGGCGCCCCGCCATGGGCAAGACGGCGTTCGCCTTGAATATCGCCGCCAACGTGGCGCGCCAGAGCGGCTCGCTTGTGCTCTCGATGGAAATGCCGCTTGCCCAACTGCACCAGCGCAACACGGCGATGCTGGGCCGCATTCCGATGGCTCGCCTGCGTCAGCCCGACCTCATGACGAACGAGGACTGGAACAACGTCACGGCAGCCGCTGCGCGCATCGCCGACCTGAGCCTGTTCCTGGACGACCAACCGGCTCTCACGCTGCTGGAGGTCCGTGCGAAGGCGAGGGCGGTCAAGCGCAAGCATGGCCTGGCGCTCCTGATCGTCGACTACCTCGGCCTCATGACCGGCGGTCCGAGCGAGAACCGCAACCAAGAGGTTGGCAGCTACTCGCGTGGCCTCAAGGCGCTCGCCAAGGAACTGGACATCACCGTCCTGGCACTGGCCCAGCTCAACCGGGATCTGGAGCGCCGTGCGGACAAGCGCCCCACGATGGCCGATCTGCGGGACTCGGGCGAAATCGAACAGGACGCCGACATCATCTGCTTCCTGTACCGAGATGAGGTCTACGACCCGGATTCGATGGCAAAGGGCGTCTGCGAGGTGCTGATCGAGAAGCAGCGCCAGGGCGAAACCGGGATGGTGCCGCTGGCTTACCGCGGTGAGTTCGTGCTGTTCAGCGATCTGGCCTATGGATTCCGCATGCCGGAGCCCAAGCGTCAAGGCCGCAAATTCAGGGACGACATGTGATGGATCGGAAGACCTTCGAGGAAATCATGACGTGCTGCGACGCGGAGCCTGTCGCCACTACGCGCGCGTACGACCGCATGCGCGCCCTCGGCCGGCTCAAGACGGGCGCGATGAACAAGACCGAGCAAGCCTACGCACGGCATCTGGACCTGCGCAGGCAAGCCGGCGAGGTGCTGTGGTTCCGATTCGAGGGCATGAAGCTGCGGCTCGCGGACAACACGTTTTACACGCCGGATTTTGCCGTGATGGCGGCGGATGGCCAGCTGGAGTGCCACGAGGTCAAAGGCTTCTGGACCGACGATGCGCGCGTGAAGATCAAGGTAGCAGCAGAGCAATACCCGCTCACGTTCCTGGCCGTGAAGGCCAAGGCGAAGAAGGACGGCGGTGGTTGGGCGATTGAGATATTTTGAGGAGAACTGACATGGACAAGGAAGCGGTGGGGATGGAACAAGCCGAGCGCGAGGCGTTCGAGAAGTGGTGGTTCGACTCGGACTCGTTCGAGTATGGGCATACCGAATCAGCGCAATCCGCATGGGAAGCTGGCCGCACCGCCCTACGCGCCGAGCACCTCGCGCAGCAGCCGGCAGCGCAGGCGGCGGGGCTGACGGATGAGGGAATCGTCGGCATCGCGGAACTGGATGGCGTTGCGACCTATGAGACAGGCTGGTATCGCATGACACGAGCCGGCCTGCTGGCCTTTGCCCGCGCCCTACTCGCCGCGCCCGCCGCAGGGGCGGCGCAAGATGAGCCGTTCGGATGGGCCAGCGCCAGTAACGGCAACTATTTCACTCGCACCGAGCGGATTGCCAAGCGTATCGGCGGGCTGATCCCGGTCTACACCAAGCCGCAAGCCGCTACCGGGGCGCAGGGGCTGACGTGGATATCCGTGAATGACCGCCTGCCGCCGATTGGCACCGGCGAGCGCGTGCTCATCTACACAGAAGGAGCGGATTTCGCGGGCGAGCAGTTCTTCGACATCAAGGCCGATGACCTGTATCCGACCCCGGATGGCGAGCAGGATGCGCGCACCGAAGTCGCAGCCGCTGCTACGCACTGGATGCCGCTGCCATATCCTGGCATCACACCCAACCAAAAGGACGCATGATGAAAGAGTTGAAGCCACACGACCCGAATCACCCTTACGTGCGCACGATGAAAGGCTGCGGGCATGGCGTGCCATTCACTGAATATTGCGTCGATTGCGAAGTGGTATCCCTGCACGAGCAATACAAACGCGCCGTCCGCACGGTGCAGTCTACGCGCAATAACCTGCGGCGCCTTGGCTATCCGCTTCCAGGCTGCACCAGCACGCCGCACCCCATCAATGGCCAGCACGCCAGCGAGACAGGCAAGGAGAGTGGCAGCCATGAGTGAACACCTGTTGCCGTGCCCGTTCTGGAGGAATTGCTTTGGTGCCGGGCGATGTCTTCGCGCGTGCACGGCGCAGAAGAAGCGCGACGAGGAAAAGCGTGTGGCGGACCTTGAGCAGCGCGTCCGCTGGTTGGAGCAAGCGTACTACCGCTTGACCGGGAAGGCGGCAGAGGGGGAGCGCAATCATGGGTGAGCTGAAACTGGACGAGCTGGGGCGGCTGGCGAAGGCGGCAACGCCGGGGCCGTGGGAATGGTGGACCAGCAATAGCTTCCTGCGCCTTAGTGGCTCGGATGGACGCGATGGCGGCGTGCTGTATGCCTGCAATATCCGGAACGAGTACGCAACCGTCGTGGTGTCCGAGGCGGATCGCCGCTTCATCGCGGAAGCACGTACCGCGTTGCCGGCCCTGATCGCCCGCATCCGCGAGCTGGAGCAGGAGAACGCCGCACTGCGGACCATTGCGGAGCGGTATCGATTCCTGCGGGATGAACATATCGGGGACGACCCCGACATGATTAATCTGGCACGGGGTAAGCGCCGGGGACTAGACGCCGCTATCGACGCCGCTATCGACGCGGCACGCAAGGAGAAAGGACATGGCTGAACTGAAACCGTGCCCGTTCTGCGGGGGCGCAGCCGCCCAACCTGAGGTCGAACAAGTCGAACACTGCGGTTGGGTAGGCCGAATCGAATGCGAGGACTGCGATGTATCGCTGTCCCTTCAGTACAGCACCAATTCGCCGGGTAGCGCGGGCACTGACACTATCGCCGCATGGAACCGCCGCGCCACGGACGGGCAGCGGGCGCCAGTGCCGGAGGGGTGGAAACAGAACTGGGCGCGGGTGCCGGCATACGAGATGCTTTGCGCGCTGTCCGGACAATGGCATTCGAATCGGCACGAGGTCGCCAGGCGCATCTACAAAGAGTTGCTCGCCGCCGCGCCCACGCCGCCGGCTAGCGATACGGCGCCCGATCGCTTGCAAGAGCTGATGCGCAGCCGTCTGACGCCGTTCGGGCTGCTGACACGCGCGCTGCGCGTTGTCTGCGGCGCGTCTCTCATGGACATGGCCAACGATATGGGCATGACGCCAGCGCAGCTGTCTGCGCTGGAGCACGGGCGCGCCGAATTGACGCTGAGTGTGGTGCAGGGCGCTAGCTGGTTCTTCCGTTCGCGCGGTATCCAGATGACCAAGCCCGCGTTGTTCGCCGCGATGATGTCGTCCAACGCTCCGCGACCCTTTGGAGATCCCTATGCCGAATGACCAGATGCGCGAGGCGTTCGAGGCAGCGATGGTTCGCCGATTCGGCTGCGCGGAAGGGGAGTTCAAGCGCGATGCCGAAGGTTGCTATGTCAATCGGTCTTGGCATGACGCCTTTATTGGCTGGCAAGCCGGCGTCGTCGCTGGCATGGAGCGGGCAAAGGTGATCGCCATAGCCTGCGATATGGGCGGCCTGTCGGTGGGCGATGTCATTGACGCCATCCGCGCGGAGATCAAAGGGACTGGCCATGAAGGTTAAACGCATCCGCAAGGTCGGCGCCCGGCGCGACCGCGTCGTCACCGACAAGCTGCGCATCACGCCCGATTGGGTGCCGTCGGCGAAGAACGTCAACGCGCTGCCCCGCCCGCTGCGCGACTACATCCACCGGCTCATCGCATTCGACCCGCAGCACTACGTCCAGAAAGTTGCCGTGCTGCAGGACCACATCCGCATGGTCGAGGCTGACAACGAGCGGCTGCGCCGGAGGATCGAATGGGAGCGGGATGCGGTCGCGCGGGAGGTCAAGCCCGCTGCGCCCACCTTCGCCGACTGGCAGGCGTTCCACGATTCCATGTGCCAGGCCGGTGCCGCCCAGCAGGACGTGGCTCGAGCAGCGGCGGAGCGGGATGAGGCCGGGCTGGGGATGTTAGTGGCAGTGACGAGCGGTAGAGCAGGGTAGGGACGGTCAATGACCGGGAAATCGGAAGCAAGAGTGACGACGGGGGCCTCGATGGATCTGGAAAAGCGGTTGGAGAATTGGGCGAAGGCGAACCGAGTGGGAGGGCCGCGGCCCGGGTACTGTGCCCCGTGGGCCAAGCTGGCGGACATCCTCGCGAACGGGCCGCACGTCCCGGAGATCGTCGAGATCGATCAGGCGGACGCTGAACGAGTCACGAGGGCTTGGCGCCTGCTGGATCGCCACCAGCAGCTCCTGCTGAAGCTGTCCTATGTCACCAACATGCCGCCGTGGCTGGTCTGCCGGAAGCTTGGCATCCGCCAGCGCCCCCACAGCGTCTTTGATCTGGAGATGGCCCGGGCCAAACACATGCTGCGGCAACACCTCGCGCGAATCGACGACGAGGGTGTTGTAAACCGGAAAAAGATGCCCTATACTGCGCCGGACAACTTGATTCCGGCCCTTGCCGAGACCGCCGCCTAGTGGGCGGCGCTCGCCCGGAAGAAAGAGAGGCCCGCCAATGAGCGGGCTTTTGCGTTTACTCACGCATGGCACCTCATCCGCTGCGGACCGCGGCGGTGAACTGACCCGGCCGGGTACGAGGTGTCAGCCGTGAGGGAAATGCTGACGCAGCGCTGAGAATACTCGAGCCGAGCGTCGCAGGAGATCAGCGCCTGCCCCTCAACCAGTCTCCTCTCGCGCCCACCGCGAGTTCGCCCAGCCATCCGCTGGGCTTTTTCTTTTCCACAGCGCCGATGTCGAACGAGACGCCTAACCTCCGCTCCGACGACGGATCGTGGGATAGGGTTGCCGTCATGGCCGTCGTCTGCGAGCGGATCGCGGGCGGGGAGAGCGTTCGGAAGATCTGCTCCGATCCCGATATGCCGGATCGCCGGCTCATCAATCGGTGGATCGCCGCCGACGAAGGTCTGCGCAAGCAGTATTTGGACGCATGCCGGGCCCGGACCTACTTCTACGGCGAGGAAATCGTCGACATCGCGGATACCTGCCGAACAGGCATCAAGACCGTCGTGAAGGAAACAGCCAACGGCACGTTCACCGAGACGACGGAAATCGACCTGGTTGAGCGCGCCCGGCTGCAGATCGACACTCGCAAGTGGGTCATGGCCCGCATGAATCGCGTGGACTTCGGCGACCGGGTAACCCAGGAGCACGTCGGCAAGGACGGCGGTCCGATCGAACAGAAGACGACGGTGGTCGATGAACGCGAAGTCCGAGACATCGTCGACCGAATCGAGGACGAATACTGACCTCGAGCTGGCGGTCATCAGAGCGAAGTGCGAGCGGGATCATCTGTTCTTCAGCCGCTACTTCTTCAAGCACCGCCAGGGGATCAAGTTCCGGGTCAACTGGCACCATGCGCTGATCGCGGATGCCGTGCAGCGCGTGATTGACGGCGAGCTGAAAAACGTCGTCATCAACGTGCCGCCGGGCTCGTCCAAGACTGAGTTGGTGGCGATCAACCTGATTGCCCGCGGCCTGGCGCTGAACCCGCGTTCGCGGTTCCTGCACATCTCGTACTCCGACGACCTGGCGCTGCTCAACAGCGAGACGGCCCGAGAGATTGTCGGGTCGGACGAATTTCAGGCCCTGTGGCCGCTGGCCATCGCTGACGACGCCAAGTCGAAGAAGCGGTGGAACGTCATGGTCGACGGCCGCAAGGCTGGCGGCGTCTATGCGGTATCGCTGGGCGGCCAGATCACCGGCTTCCGGGCCGGGCACATGGCCGAGGGTTGGCAGGGCGCGATCATCATCGACGACCCGCTGAAGGTCGAGGACGCCTACAGCAAGACGAACCGCGACAAGGCGAATCGCAAGCTGCTGTCCACGGTCAAGAGCCGGAAGGCCAACCCGGACACGCCGATCATCGTCATCATGCAGCGGCTGAAGATGCGGGTCGAGGACAAGGCCAGCGGCACCGGCCTGATTCAGGACATCCGGGAGAGCGGCGGCATTCCGATCGAGGGGATCGAGCGCGACAAGGACAAGCTGACGCGCGTCATGGACGTGGTGAGCTACATCGACTCCGGGTACGTCTACATCCCGGAATCGGCGCCATGGGTGAGCGATTTCGTCCAGGAGTGCGACGCATTCACCCCGGATGACACGCACGCGCACGACGACCAGATCGACCCGCTCGTCGACGCCATTAACGACCTGCTGGCCTCCGGCCGGGTCATCGATACCTGGGCAAGGCTCGCACAATGAATCGCACAAAACGAAAGGCCGCAACGATGGCGCACAAGGCCAATGTTGCGGCTTCCGCCAATGCGAAGCGCTGGGCCAGCGGCGACAGCTTCCAGAACTTCGAGGCCCGCGTTGGCCTCGGCACGGCCAATCAGGCGTCGCAGTACACCTACGGGTTCGACTTCATCAGCCGCAATCGCGTGCAGATGGAGGCGATGTATCGCTCCTCGTGGATCGTTGGCCAGGCGGTGGACGTCGTCGCCGATGACATGACCCGGGCCGGCGTGGACCTCGACGGTGACCTGGACCCGGGCGACCGCAACAAGCTGACCGCCGGTTTCGAGCGCATGGCGCTGTGGGACCGGATCAACGACACGATCAAATGGGCTCGCCTGTACGGAGGCGCGCTGGCGGTGATGCTGATCGACGGCCAGAACCCGTCGACGCCGCTGAACCCCGAGAGCATCGGGCCGGGGCAGTTCAAGGGCCTGTTCGTCATGGACCGGTGGCTGGTGCAGCCGACCCTGACCGATCTGGTCAAGGAGATGGGCCCGGACATGGGCATGCCGCGCTACTACGACGTGGTGGCGGACAGCATGGCCCTTTCGCGGCAGCGGATTCACTACAGTCGGGTTCTGCGCATCGACGGGGTCGAGCTGCCGTACTGGCAGAAGATCGCCGAGAACCTGTGGGGTCAGTCGGTCATCGAGCGGTTGATTGACCGCCTGGTGGCGTTCGACAGCACCACCGTGGGCGCCTCGCAGTTGGTCTACAAGGCCCATCTGCGCACGATCTCGATCAAGGACTTGCGAACCATCATCGCGGCCGGTGGCCCGGCGATGGAAGCGCTGCTCAAGAACGTCGACATGATCCGCCGGTTCCAGTCGAACGAGGGCCTTACCCTCATCGACGCGGACGACACGTTTGAAGCCCATCAGTACAGCTTCTCGGGGCTGGACAACGTCCTGATGCAGTTTGGGCAGCAGCTGTCCGGTGCGCTGGGCATCCCGCTGGTGCGGCTCTTCGGCCAATCGCCGGCGGGCCTGAACTCCAGCGGTGAGTCGGACCTGCGGACCTACTACGACAACATCAAGCAGCAGCAGGAGCGCCGACTGCGTGCGCCGCTGACGCGGCTGTTTGACGTGCTGATCCGGTCTGAGATCGGTACCGAGCCGCCGGAAGGCTTTGCCTACAGCTTCACCTCCCTGTGGCAACTGTCGGACACCGAGAAGGCGAACAACGCCAAGACGACGACGGAAGCGGTGGTAGCCGCCTACGACGCCGACCTGATCGACCGGCCCACCGCCATGAAGGAGCTGCGGCAGGCAAGCCACAGCACTGGCGTGTTCACCAGCATCTCGGACGAAGCGATCGAGGAAGCGGAGAACGAGCCGCCGCCCGCGCCTGAACTGGAACTGCCCAATGCTGATGACCCGAACAACCGACAGGAAGCGTCGGAAGAATCCGGTCAGGCTCAGCGGGCCGGAAAGGCTGTACAGGACGCAGCTACGGCAAGTCGCCCAGCAGGTGGGCGCGCTCGTCAATGGCTTTCCGCCTGGCGATCCAAGCGCCACGCCGACGATTGAGCAGCTGCTGCGGCGGTACGCTGAGGCCCTGACACCTTGGGCCGAAGCGACCGCCGCTCAGATGCTCGCGGACGTCAACCGACGGGATGAGCAGGCGTGGATGACGCATGCCAAGGGACTGTCCCGGGAGCTGCAGCAGGAGATCCGCTCGGCGCCGACTGGCGCGACGATGCGGGCGCTCATGGCCGAGCAGGTCGGACTTATCAAGTCCATCCCGATCGAGGCCGCAGAGCGAGTCCACAAGCTGACGATCGAGGGGTTGGAGAACAGCACCCGGGCGTCGGAAGTCTCCAAGGCCATCCAGGCGTCTGGCGAGGTGGCCAAGAGCCGCGCGGACCTGATCGCCCGCACTGAGGTTGCCCGGACTGCTTCGGCGCTGACCGAGGCGCGGGCGCTCCACGTTGGCTCGCCGGGCTACTTCTGGCGGACCTCCGGCGACTCGGATGTCCGCGACTCGCACCGAAAGATGAACGGCCAGTTCGTGCGCTGGGACGACCCGCCGACGCTGGACGGAATGACGGGGCACGCCGGGCAGTTCCCTAACTGCCGGTGCTATCCGGAGCCAGTGATTCCCGAGGATTGATCGATGGCAATGCGCCACTACACCGTGCACCGGCTTGGCCCGAAACGCGCGCTGACGCCTGAAGGCTTCTTGCTGTGCGAGGACGTCCCTGTCGCCCGCACCGGCGAGATGCTGTACGGCCCGGGAGAGGTTCCCGTGGAGCCCGGTCCCGATGGCCTGATCCGGATCAGCCGGACGCCGGACGAGGTGTTCCGTCCCGAGACGCTGGCGAGCTGCATCGGCAAGCCCGTGACGCTGGACCACCCTGAGGACTTCGTCACGCCGGCCAACTTCGCCGCGCTGGGGAAGGGCTCGATGCTGAATCTGCGCCGCGGCGCCGGCATCGAGGATGACCTGCTGATCGCCGACCTGCTGATTACCGATCAGGCGGCCATCGACGCGATCCAGAACGACGGCATCGAGGAGGTCAGTCTCGGCTACGAGGCGGACTACGAACAGGTATCACCCGGCCGCGGGTACAGCGGAACATCGTTGTCAACCACGTAGCCCTCGTCGAGCGCGGCCGGTGCGGTCCGCGCTGCGCGATCGGCGATAAGGAACCCCAAGACATGAAGACCAAAGACAGCAAGACGAAGGGCAAGCGAACCTGGCTCGACCGCCTCATGACGGCGATGAAGGCCAAGGACGAGGCGGCCATCGAGGAAGCCATCGAAGAAGGCCAGACGGCCCTCGACGAGGAATCCGAGGAAGAGCGCGAAGCCCGCGAGGCCAAGGAGCGCGAAGCCAAGACCGGCGACGCGCTCGCACAGGAGGTGCTTAAGGCCGTCAAGGCAATCGGCGAGTGCCTGTCCAAGATCGAAGCTCGCGACTCCGAGCGCGAGGAAACGGACGACGAGGACGAAGACCCGGAGAAGAAGGACAAGACCGGCGATAACGGCGACCTGACCGAAGCCGAGACGGCCGGCAAGTTGGATGAGTCCGATGTCGACCTGTACACCGGCGACGCCGCGGCCAGCATCCCGTCGCGCGCCGAGATCCTGGCGCCCGGCATCAAGCTGCCGACCCTCGACGCCAAGATGGCCACCAAGGACCGCGCGGCCGCGCTGTGCAAGTGCCAGCGCAAGGCGCTCGATCTGGCGTACCAGACCGAGGTCGGCAAGAAGGCCATCAGCCCGTTCCTGGGCGGCAAGACGGCCGACTTCGGCAAGCTGCCGCCGGCTCTGGTGCATGCCGCGTTCATGGGCGCCAGCGAACTGGTGAAGGCGCAGAACAACGCCGGTGCCGCTCGTGGTGCCGCGCCGACGCGCGACTTCGGCAAGGTCAAGACGGTCGCCGACATCAACGCGGCGAATCGCAAATTCTGGGCCGACCGGTCCGCCAACTAAAGGGAGCGCCCTTCATGAGCACCGCAATTCTGTATCGCATGCCTTCGGGCATTCCCGGCGACATCTCGCGCCAATCGCAGGCAACCGTCGAGCCGCAGATCTTCGATCCGGCCCTGCCGTTCCCGGGCTACGGCGTGTTCGGCAAGCTGGCCGCCGGCAAGTTCGTGCCGATCGCCAGCGGTGACGCCGCGGCTGTCGTCTACGGCCTGCTGGTGCGTCCGTACCCGACCACCGGCGGCGCCGGTTCGGAGCCGGTTGGCACTGCCACCCCTCCGACGAAGGGCGTCTGCGATGTCCTGCGCCGCGGCTACATGACCGTCAAGAACAACGCTGGCACCCCGGCGCTGGGCGGCCAGGTGTACGTCCGCGTGGCTGCCGCCGCTGCTGGCAAGCCGATCGGGGGCATCGAGGCTGCGGCGGATGGCACCAACACCATCGCGGTGACCGGCGCCATCTTCATGAACGGTGGCGATGCCAACGGCAACGTCGAAATCGCCTTCAACATCTAATGGGCTACCCAGAATGAGCAAGCACAACAAACTGCTGCTGGCCACCGCTGCCGGCATCGCCATGTCGGCCCCGTCGATCATCCGCGCGCGCACGCGCGACAGCATGCTGACGTTCGACAGCCGCACCATCGACAGCACCGGCGCGTTCCTGATCGGCGAGCTCGAGCGGCTGGACCAGACGCTGCACATGCCGCTGGCGTCGGTCACCTGGTCGCGCGACATCGACCTGCGCGAGGATGTCTCGATCGCCGACGAAACCTCGTCGTTCACCAATTCGACGTTCGCTGCCGCCGGTGGCGCGTCGCCGAACGGCAAGTCGTGGATCGGCAAGGATGCCTCGGCCATCGCCGGCATCGCGCTGGACATCGGCAAGACCGCCAACCCGCTGACCCTGTGGGGCATGCAGATCGGCTGGACCATTCCTGAGCTGGAATCGGCCCAGAAACTCGGCCGTCCGGTGGACCAGCAGAAGTATCAGGGCATGGTCCTGAAGCACAACATGGACGTCGACGAGCAGGTCTACATCGGCGATCCGGTGCTGGGTGTCACCGGCCTGGTGAACAACGCCGCTGTCGGCAACCTGGCCAATGCCAAGGTCGGCAACTGGGCCACGGCGACTCCGGACGAGATCCTGGAGGACGTGAACGAGCTGCTGACCAGCGTCTGGGCGGAATCGGCCTATGCCATCTGCCCGCGCGAACTGCGCCTGCCGCCGGCGAAGTTCGGTATCCTGGTGAGTAAGAAGGTGAGCGACGCGGGCAACATCAGCGTGCTCGAGTACCTGAAGCAGAACACCATCTCGAACTCGATCAACGGCCAGCCGCTGAACATCCAGCCTCTGAAGTGGCTGTATCAGCGTGGAGCCGCCAACGCGGACCGCATGGTGGCGTACACCAAGGAGCAGGACAAGGTCCGCTTCCCGATGGTGCCGCTGCAGCGCACTCCGCTCGAGTACCGCGACATCCGCCAGCTCACGACCTACTTCGGTCGTCTGGGCGTCGTGGAAGTCGTGTATCCCGAGACGGTCGGCTACCGCGACGGCATCTGAGGGGACGACATGGCAAAGGTTAAAATCCATGTCGCCAAGCCCTTCAAGCTCCTGACCGAGAAGGGCGAGCCGATGCACTTCGGCGTCGGCAACCACACCGTCGATCAGGCGGTGGCCGACCACTGGTTTGTCAAGGCGCACCTCGACGGCGAGAGCGCCGGCGGCGACACCGAGGCTGCGGCCGACGAGTTGCTGGCCGAGCTGGAGGCGAAAGCCAAGGCAGTGCAGGCAGCCGAGGCGACGTTGGCCGCGCGCGAAGCCGAACTGGTCGAGCGCGAGAAGGCCGTAGCAGCGCGCGAGCAAGCGCTCGACGCGAAGCAGGAAGCGGAAGCGAAAGCCAAGGCGGAAGCCGAGGCCAAGCCGGCCGCCAAGACCTCCAAGTAAGGTGAGCCGTGGTTGACGTTGCCCAGTTCAGACAGGACTTTCCCGAGTTCTCGGATACGACCAAGTACCCGGATGCCGTCGTCCAATTTTGGCTGACGGTGTCCGTGTCGCTGGTCGATCCGTGCCGCTGGGGCGACCTGACGAATCAGGGCATCGAGCTTTGCACCGCTCACCACCTCGTCCTGGCGGCCCGCGATGAGCAGGCTGCCGCGGTCGGAGGCATCCCGGGCCAGATGACCGGCCCGCTCTCTTCAAAGTCCGTCGACAAGGTCAGCGCCGGCTATGACACCGGCGCGGCGACCATTGACGGTGGCGGGTTCTGGAACTTGACCACCTACGGCGTGCGGTATCTCACCCTCGCCAGGATGATGGGCGCCGGCGGCTTCCAGCTGTAGCGCGTTCGCCCATCGGGAGCATTCCCATGGGCACCATCAAGGTCGATCGGCTGAAGGAAGTCCTGCAGTCGATCAACGGGCTCGTCCAGAAGCAAGTTCTGGTCGGGATTCCCGACAGCGCACCCGAGCGCGACGACGATGCGCCTCTCAGCAACGCGGCCATCGGCTACATCCAAGAAACCGGCTCTCCAGCCAACAACATCCCGCCACGGCCGTTCCTCGTGCCAGGCGTGGAAGACGCTACGCCCAAGGTAACGCCCCACCTCCAAAAGAGCGTGGAGGCGGCGCTTGACGGCGACCTGAGCGGCGCCGAGCGCCGGATGGGATCGGCTGGGCTGGTAGCCCAGAACAGCGTGCGCGCCAAGATCAACAGCGGCATCAAGCCTGACCTGAAGCCAAGCACGATCGCAGATCGACTGCGACGCGGCAGGACTGGCACAGTGCCGCTGATTGACACCGGCCAGCTTAGAAACAGTATTACCTTCGTCATCAGACGGAAGAAATAGCCATGGCGCTTCTCGACGTCGTCGACGTGATCCTCGACCCGGACTTCATGGACACCGGGCTCGTGTGCAACCGGATGACGCAGACGGTGGACGAGCGTGGCCGCGCCGTCAATGCGGTGACGGCCATCCCGTTCTCCGCCGTGGTCACCAGCGATCAGGGCGACATCCTGCAGCGCCTCGCCGAGGGAAGCCGGATCGTTGGCTCGATTCTCGTGCACACGACGCTGCGCCTGCGCGACGGTGGAGATGGCGCCGATGCCGACGAAATTGTCTGGCGCGGCCGGACCTACACCGTGGCGAAGGTCAACGACTACAGCCACTTCGGGCGCGGATTTGTCTGCGCAACCTGTGACATCAAGCCTCTCGCGGGGTAACGCATGGCAAACGACAGCTCGACTGGCGGGTATCTCTCGCCGGCCGTCGCGTCGCCGCCGCTCGAAGACGATGCACTGGATGACCTGCTGCACGACCTGGTCGCTGGCGTGACCGGGTTGCCGGGGAGCCTCGTCCGGCCGCGCTGGCAGCCGACGGTGCCGAAGCAGCCTGAGCCGTCGGTGAACTGGTGCGCGATCGGCGTCACGGTGCAGACCAACGACGCCAGCCCCGCGATCAAGCACGACCCGACAGGCGACGGCAGCGACGTCTACCAGCGGCATCAGGACATCGAGTTGCTGTGCACGTTCTACGGGCCTGCAGCGAAGGGCTACGCCCAGATGCTGGTCGATGGCCTCGCCATCCCGCAGAACAGCGAGCAACTTGGCCTGAACGACATGAAGTTCGTGTCGGCAGGGACCATCCGCGCCGCGCCCGACCTGGTCAACCAGCAATGGGTGCGGCGATACGACGTCACCGTGGCGCTGCGCCGCAAGATTACCCGGACCTACCCGGTCCTCAACCTTCTGTCCGCCCAGGTGAAGACCGAGACCGACTCGGTACCGCCGCTGGACGGAACCATTGATATCCACCAGTAGAGGACGACCATGCCCAACGGATTGCCGGTGTCGCGGCTGATCGACGTCACCATCAACATGTCGCCGCTGGCGGCGCAGGGTGCGAACCTGAACTCGGCGCTGATCCTTGGCGCTTCGGCCGTGATCGACACCGGCGAGCGGATGCGCTCGTACGGCGCGATCGACGCTGTAGCCTCGGACTTCGGCACCTCGGCGCCCGAATACCTGGCGGCGCTGCTGTACTTCCAGCAGACCCCGCAGCCGTCGCAGCTCTACATCGGCCGCTGGGCGAAGGCCGCCACGTCGGGCTCGATTCGGGGCGGCGCGCTGTCGGCCGCCCAGAAGGACATCACCGCCTGGAAGGCGATCGCCAACGGCTCGTTCAAGATCACGATCGACGCGACGGTCAAGACGCTGTCCGCGCTGGACTTCTCCGGCGTGACCAACCTGAACGGCGTCGCAACGATCATCACCACGGCGCTGGCCGGCGCGACCTGCGTCTGGAACGGTACGCAATTCGTCGTCACGTCTCCGACGACGGGTACGACCTCGAAGGTCAGCTATGCCACGCCGACGGGCGCCGGCACCGACATCTCGGCCATGCTTGGCCTGACGAGCGGCGTGGCTTCGGTGCCGGTCGATGGCATCGCGCCCGAGACGCCGGATACGGCTGTCGCGCTGTTCCTGGACCGGTTCTCGAACAAGTTCCTGGGCCTGATGTTCGCCGACACGAGCCTGACGAACGCCCAGCACGTGGCGGTGGCCAGCCTGATCGAGGCAGATCAGCGTCATCTGTACGGCGCCACGACGCAGGAGCCGCTGGCGCTGGACCCGACGAACACCACCGACCTGCTGTCGACGTTCAAGGCGCTGGGGCTGAAATACTCCTTCGCGCAGTACTCGAGCTCCAGCCCGTACGCCGCCGCGTCGATGTTCGGCCGCTTGCTGACGACCGACTTCAACGCGAACAACACCACGATCACGCTGATGTACAAGCAGGAGCCCGGCATCGTGCCGGAGAGCCTGACCAGCAGCCAAGCCGACGCCATCCAGGCGAAGAACGGCAACGTGTTCGTGGAGTACAGCAACGACACGGCGATCATCCAGTACGGCGTGACGCCGAGCGGGATCTTCATCGACTCGGTCTACAACTCGATCTGGTTCCAGAACCGTATCCAGACCGACGTGTTCAACCTGCTGTACCAGTCGCCGACCAAGATCCCGCAGACGGATGCTGGAAACGCCCTGATCGCTGCGACGATCGAGGCCGCCTGCGATGCCGCGGTGAACAACGGCTATCTGGCCCCGGGCGTCTGGAACTCGGGTGGCTTCGGTGCGCTGCGCCAGGGCGACACGCTGGCCAAGGGCTACTACGTCTACGCGCCGCCCATCGCGCTGCAGTCCCAGGCTGACCGGGAAGCGCGCAAGTCGGTGTCGTTCCAGGTTGCCGCGAAGGAAGCCGGAGCGATCCACACCGTGGACATCCTGGTTAACGTGAACCGCTGATAGGGGAAATCATGTCCGGAACGTATTCGTTCATCGACGTACAGGCGTCGCTGGTGGGCCCCGGTGGCGCCTTCCAGCTCGGCTATGGCGAGGCCACGGCCGAGGAAGGCATCACGATCGCCACGGCGAACGACAAGAACACCATGACCGTCGGGTCGGACGGCAGTGTCATGCACAGCCTTCGGGCCGACAACTCCGGCCAGATCACGCTGCGCTATCTGAAGACGGCCCCGATCAATCGCACGCTCATGGCGCTGTACAACGCCCAGAAGATCGACAGCCGCCTGTGGGGCAAGAACGTCATCACCGTCACGCAGTCGGTGGCCGGAGACATCGCCACCGGCATCCAGTGCGCGTTCAAGAAGGTCCCGGACCTGAACTACGCCACGGAAGGCGGGATCGTCGAATGGGTGTTCGACGCCGGCCGCATCGAAGAAATGCTCGGGACGTACTGACCATGGCGACGCAGATCGAACTGAACGGCCAGGAATACTCGCTCGGCCGCATGAGCGCGATGCAGCAGTTCCACGTGTCGCGCCGCATCGCGCCACTCATCCCGACGCTGATCCCGGTGTTCCTCAAGCTGAAAGGAAAGGCGCGCGTCTCCGAGGGGGCAAGATTTCGGACGATGCGCTCGCCGAGATCGCGGAAGCGCTGCAGCCCCTCGTAGACGGTCTGGCGCAGCTCAAGGACGAGGACGCCGAGTACGTCATCGGAGCATGCCTGTCGGTCGTGCAGCGCAAGCAGCCGACCGGCTGGGCGCGGGTCTGGAACGGCGGCCTCATGTTCGACGACATGGACCTGGCGACCATTCTTCCCTTGGCGGTGCAGGTCATCGCGGCCAACCTCTGGCCTTTTATTCAAGGCCTGCTTACCAGCCAGCAGAGCGGGCCGGAGGCGACACAAGCTGGCTGAGAACGCTCCCGGGCGGCGAGGACTGGCTCTTGACGCCGGTGGCCGAGGGCTGGTGCAAGTACGAATCCCTGCTGGACGGCACGCTCGGTCTTGAGGACATCGCCCTCATGAACGACGCGATCGCCGTTCGCAGCGACAACATGGCGGCCGCCCGCCACAGGCTGGAAGAGAACAATGGCAGATAGCGCCGTCATCCGCGAGTTCTTGGTCGCGTTAGGCTTCAAGGTCGACGAAAAGGGGCTCAAGAACTTCAACGCCGGGGTAGAGCAGGCCACCAAGGGCGTCATTCGCCTGGTCAGCACGATCCAGGGCGCGGCGCTGTCTGTCGGTGCCGGCGTCTCGGCCTTCGCCTCGAAGCTCGAGCGCCTGTACTTCGTCTCGCAGCGTACGGGCGCCGCGGCTACCAGCCTGAAGGCGTTCGAGTACGCCGCCCGCAATCTGGGCGTGTCGTCGGAAGCTGCGTTCGGCACAGTCGAGAACCTGGCTAGGTTCCTGCGCAACAACCCCGCCGGCGAGGGCTACCTCGCCACCATCGGGGTCCAGACGCGGGATGCGAATGGCCAGCTGCGCGACACGGTCGACATCCTGGCCGATGTCGGCAAGGAACTGGCGCAGAAGCCGACGTGGCTTGCCAACCAGTACGGCCAGATCCTCGGAATCGACGAGAACCTGCTGCTCGCCATGCGCAATGGCGACTTCGGCAAGTTCATGCAGCAGTATCGCCAGATGTCTAAGACCGCCGGTCTGGACAAGGCCGCGGAGGACTCGCACGCCTTCATGATCGCGCTGCGCGATCTCGGGACGACGTTCGAGAACTTCGGCGTGCGCGTTCAGCGCGCGCTGCTACACAAGGTCGGCCCGCAACTGGAGCGGTTCAAACGGTGGTTCGACGAGAACTCGCCGGCCATCGCTGATCGAGTGGCCAAGATCGCTGAGGCGGTGCTGTCTGCCGCCGCGGCAATGGGTCCGCCCATCGGGTGGATCGTCGATCGATTCATCGAGCTGGACGGATTGACGGACGGCTGGTCGACCAAGATCCTGCTGCTGATCGGCGCCTTCAAGGTGCTGGGCGGATTCCAGATCATCTCCGGCATCTGGAAGATGGTGGCGGCCGTCCGCGCGCTGGGCGCCGCGAATGCTGCTGCGGCCGCGGCTGGTGCCGCTGGTGCCGGTGCGGGCGGTGCTGCAGCCGGCGGTGCTGCAGGCATCCTGTCGCGCTTCCTGCCGTGGCTGGCGAAAGCCGGCGGCGCTGCCGCGCTGCTGTTCCATAGCGGCCGCCTGAACGATGGCGAGGAAGCCGAGTTAGCCAGACGCCGGGCCTCGGCACAGGGGCAAGGCAGCCTCGCCGACACGCCGTTCGGCAGGCTAATTGCCAGTGGCGAGGGTGACTACAACAGCGTCAACCGCGGCGCCAAGGGCGGCTACAAGGCTGGCACCGAGAATCTGGAGGGCATGACCGTTGCTGAGGTCATGCGCGCCCAGCAGGAAGGGCAGTTCAACGCCGCCGGCCGGTACCAGATCATCAAGACTACCCTGGCGGATGCAGTCAAGAAGCTGGGGCTGACGGGCTCGGAGAAGTTCGATCGCGGTCTGCAGGACCGGATTTTCAGCGAGTACCTGGTTGGCTCCAAGCGGTCGGCCATCAAGGACTACCTGACCGGCGCCAGCGATAACATCGTCGCCGCCATGCAGGCCGCTGCCCGGGAATGGGCCAGCGTGGCCGACCCGGCGACGGGCAAGAGCTTCTACGATGGCGTCGGCAACAACCGGGCGTCCATCTCGGTCGAGCAGTTGGAGCAGGCGTTGCGGAACACCCGGGCAGCGATGAACGCGACGCCGACGGTGTACGCCCAGCGCGCGCCGGGTGGCAACAGCGTTCAGCTCGAGCAGCGAACCGAGATCAACGTGTACGGTGTGACCGATCCCGCCGCCGCTGGCAGGGCTGCGGCTGGGGAGCAAGGGCGCCTCAATGGCGACCTCGTGCGCAACCTTCAAGGAGCGGTGTCGTGATCCTCGACATGATCACCTTCGTGCCGAAGAGCATCGGCGGGATCACGATACCCGTTACCTTCGAGGAAGCGTATCAGGACGAGCTGCAGATCACCGAGCACCCGGTAGAGCAGGGTGCGGAGATCAATGACCACGCGTTCAAACGGCAACCCGAGGTGGTCATCAAATGCGGCTGGAGCAATTCGGACCTGAAGGCGCTAGCTGGGACGCTCGAGGCGATATTCCTCGGCGGCAGCCTGCCGACTGCGGACTACATCAGCACGGTGTACTCGCAGCTGCTGGCGCTGCAAGAGCATCGGGAGCCGTTCGACGTCGTGACGTCGCTGCGCAAGTACGACAGCATGCTGTTCAAGTCGCTGTCGGTGCTGAAGGACCAGAAGACCGGAGCGGCGCTATCGGTCACGGCGACACTGAAGCAGCTACGCATCGTCAATACGCAGGCGACCACGTTGCCGCCTCGGGATAACCAGGCAGACCCGGCCGCCACCGCTGAGACGCAGAACACCGGCGTCAAGGCGGCTGCGCCGGCAACACCTGCGCCGGGCGGGTCTGTACCGCCGGTGCAGTGGGGCAATCCATGAACTACTTTGAGATCCCGCTTTCGCCGGAGCCGCAGCGGTTCACGATCACGCTCAGTGGCGTGGATTACCGGCTGACGGTGCAGTATCGCAAGGCGGGCGGCGCGGGTTGGATTCTCGACATCGCGGATGCCAACAACGCTCCGCTGGTCACCGGCATCCCACTGGTGACCGGCATTGACCTGCTTGGTCAGTACCGGCACCTTGGGTTCGCCGGCCGGCTATGGGTTCAGGGCGCTGACGACCCGGACAACGTGCCGACGTATGAGGATCTTGGGATCGGGTCGCATCTCTTCTGGGTGACCGACGAATGAGCACGCCGCAATTCGGCCGCAAGGTCTCGCTGATCATCGGGCAGGACAGCGGCGCAGCGCTCGACCTGTCGGAGCTGCGCTTTCGGTTCGATGTTCGCCGCGGCGACTTGCAGACACCGAACTCGGCCCGCATCCGTGTCTACAATGTATCGGAGAACACGGCTCAAAGGATCGAGCGCGAGTTCAGCCGCGTGGTGCTGCAGGCGGGGTATCAGGGCAATTTCGGGATCATCTTCGACGGGACGCTGGTGCAAGTCCGACGCGGCCGCGAGAGCCAGACGGACACGTATCTGGACATTACTGCGGCGGATGGCGATCGCGCGTACAACTTCGCCGTGGTGAACCAGACGCTGGCCGCAGGATCGACTGCCGAGGATCACATTAACGTGTGCTCCAAGGAAATGGAGCAATACGGCGTGGGTAGTGGCTACGTTGCTCCCGTGCCCGGGAAGCCCCTGCCGCGCGGCAAGGTGATGTTCGGGATGGCGCGCGATTTTCTTCGAATCGCCGCAAAGACGCACGCGATGGTTTGGAGCATCCAGGATGGAAAGCTCCAGATGGTGCCTGAGACATCGTACGCGCCGGGCGAGATCCCGAAGATCACAGCCGAAACCGGAATGGTGGGTCTGCCTGAGCAGACCCAGAACGGCATCACGGTCAAGATGCTGCTAAACCCAAGCATCAAGATCAGCCGGTTGATCCAGTTGGACAACGCCAGCATTCAGCGCTACGAGTACGGGCTGTCGATCAGCCAGCAAGAACAGAATGAACGTGTGTCCCAACAGAACACCCTCCAGAATGACGGCTTCTATTACGTCATGGTCGTCGAACACTACGGCGATACGCGCGGGAACGATTACTACACCGAAGTCATTTGCTTAGCGGCGGATGGAACTGGCCTGGCAAACGTTGATTTGGAGAATAGGGCGACGCTTGGGGTGCCGCAGTTGCCCCCGAACGTCATCAAGCGATATGGCTAGTCTCTGGATATCGACGTACGAATCTGCTCTAGTGTCATAAGCCGATCCACGACCATGACATGGGTACCGTTCTTGCCGAGCTTCGTTACGACAACAGAGGAATCATGGAATGTGTCGTAATTTGGCGTGCCACCAGCCAATATGACTGTCCCGATCTTATTCCCGAGGATGCGCCAATAGCAGCCCTCGTAGGTCGACGACCCAACGGTTTGCTCCATATGCCGCATGTTCCTGGCGTTCGCCAATTGAAGGCGACAAGGTCTCTCGGGGTAAAAGCGAACAGGGAAGCTGCTTAATGGAAGAAGCTCGCTTATGGCGACCGGGGACAGCGGATATGCCCAGATCACCTCTCGGTGTGCGGTCTTTCGCCTGGCGAATACATCGTCGAGGAAATCTCTGTATCCAGGGTCGCACGGTGCATAACGCCTAGTCTGCGGCGAGTAGCACCACCCGCCCGCGAAGAGTTGCTTTTCGAGGTTCTGCGCTTGCTCACAAGCCAACCTTCCCTGCTTGTCGTCAATCTTCGCTTTGCTGCATGTTCTTGAGCTGGAGATTAGCTGCTCCATGAGGGCCTGACCTTGCTCGTCAGTCAGGGCGGCTTGCGACGCCAAGGGCGAAAGCAGAGAGACAAGCAATACCAGCTTCTTCATAGCGAACACCATGGATAGACGAGAGCGGGTTGACGATCCCGAGGTTGCGCTTCGGGAGGCGTTCGACGGACTGCGCGCGGGCATTTGGACGGCGCTGCCGGGGGTTATCCAGTCGTTCGATGCCGTCGCTCTGACGTGCGAGGTCCAGCCGACGATCAAGATCCCGGTGCGCAAGCTCGACGGCACGATCGAAAGCGTAGCACTCCCTCTGCTGGTCGATTGCCCGGTGCAGTTTCCGTCTGGCGGCAATTGTACGTTGACATTCCCGGTCAAGCCTGGGGACGAGTGCCTAGTCGTGTTCGCCAGCCGTTGTATCGACGCATGGTGGCAGTCGGGCGGCGTTCAGGAACAGGCCGAGCTGCGGATGCACGACCTGTCGGACGGGTTCGCGCTGCTGGGCTTCCGGTCGAAGCCGCGGGCATTGTCCGGCGTGAGCACCAGCACGGCGCAGCTGCGCAGCGACGCCGGTGACACGTACGTTGACCTCGATCCCGCCGGAAAGGTTGTGAAGGTGAAGGCGCCGGGTGGCATCGTCTTGGACACTCCCACAGTCACCGTAACCGGCGTGATGGCGGTGCAGAACCAGCAGGGCGCCTCGACGTCGTTCTCGATCAGCGGTAATGCCGAATTCGCCGGTCAAGTGCGAGCCAACGGCAAGCGCATCGACGACAGCCATACCCATAACGGCGTGCAGCCGGGTAGCGGCAACTCCGGCACGGTCAACTGAGGATTCCCATGCGCTATCGCAAATTGGACGCCGACGGCGACTACGTCTTCGGCGGGGGGCAGGCCGACTTCTACAAGGACACCCCGGATGCGGTTGGCCAGGCCGTTTTGACGCGGCTGCGCTTGCTCCGTGGCGAATGGTTCCTCGACACGACCGAAGGGACGCCGTGGGCAACGGAGGTGCTGGGCAAGTACACCGGCGCCACCTATGACGCCGCCATCCGCCAACGCATCCTCGGGACGCAAGGCGTGACTGAACTGGCCAACTACTCGAGCAGCCTAGACACCGAGCGCCGGGCGCTCAGCGTGAGGGCAACGATTAACACCATCTACGGCACGACCACAGTGCAGGCGACGCTCTAATGGCTATCACCACGACCGCACCGACGATCGACGCCAGCGGCATCACGGCGCCGACATACGCCGAAGTGCTCGAGTACCTCAAAGACCAGTATCGCGCTATCTACGGGCCGGACGTGTATCTGGAGGCGGACAGCCAGGACGGCCAGTTGCTTGGCGTCTTCGCCAAGGCGATCAGTGATGCCAACGCGGTGGCCATTGCCATCTACCGGTCCTTCAGCCCGGCGACCGCCCAGCAGGATGCGCTATCGAGCAACGTCAAGATCAACGGCATTGCCCGCAAGGTCGCGTCGTTCTCCACTGCTGACCTGGTCATCGTCGGGCAGGCTGGCACTACGATCACCAACGGCATCGCTAAGGACGCGAACGGCAACCAGTGGGCGCTTCCCGCGTCGGTCGTCATCCCGCCCGCGGGACAGATCACCGTCACGGCCACGTGCCAGACCATTGGAGCGATTTCCGCAGCGGCCGGCACGATCAACCAGATCGGCACGCCGACGCGTGGCTGGCAGACGGTGACGAATCCAGCGGCGGCTGCTGAAGGTGCGCCGGTCGAAACCGATGCTGCGCTGCGGCAGCGGCAGACGGTTTCCACCGCACTGCCATCGCGTACCGTTCTGGACGGGATCATCGGCGCCGTGTCGAACATCACGGGCGTGGCGCGACTCGTTGCCTACGAGAATGACACGAGCGTGACCGACAGCAACGGCATTCCGTCGCACTCGATCTCGCTGGTCGTCGACGGCGGCGATGCGGATGCGATCGCCAATGCCATCGCCGTGAAAAAGACCCCGGGCTCGGGCACCTATGGGACAACCGCGGTTGTCACGACCGACGTCTACGGGCGCCCCATCACGATCCGGTTCTTCCGGCCGACGGACGCACCGGTCACTGTGGCTGTCAACCTGAAGGCGCTGGCTGGCTATACCAGCAACACCGGCGACAGCATCAAGCAGGCGATCGCAGACTACATCAACGGCGTGGCCATCGGTGGCGGCCTGTCGGGCAGCGTGGAATGGGCGGACGCCATCACCGCGGCGAACAGTGTCGGCGGTGGCGTGACCTTCAAGCTGACGGGTCTGACGCTGAGCGGCCCGCGGGGCGCTGGTAACCCCGATGTGGCGCTTCTGTTCAATGAGGCGGCGTCTTGCACGCCGGCGAGCATCACCGTCAACGTGTCCTGACAATGGCAGACCTGAGCGAATACACCGCGCTGATTACCTCGGAGCACAACCAGCGGCCGAAGTTCATGGCGGTAGTGGCGGCGCTGGCGCAGCCGATGGTGGACCTGATGAACGTGCTGGGCAGTATGCCCACGAAGTTTGACTTGGACCAGGCCATCGGAGTGCAGTTGGACGACGTAGGGCGATGGGTCGGTATTTCGCGGACGATCCGCACGCCACTGTCCGATGTCTACTTCTCGCTGGACATCAGCGGGCTCGGGTTCGATCAGGGCATCTGGAAGGGCCCCTTCGACCCGGACACTGGCCTCACGACGCTGGACGACGACACATACCGCCTGGTGATCCGCGCGAAGATCGGCGCGAACCACTGGGACGGGACGATGGAAGGTTCCGTCGCCATCCTGAACAGCATCTTCTCGCCGGCTGGAGAACTTGAGCCGACGTTGGTCCATGCCGATGCGGAGCCATTCGGAGTAGGCGACGGCAGCCGGTTCCAGTACCAGCTCCTGTATCAGGGCCAGCCGGTCTACAAGGTGGAAAACGCCACGTTGTTCCGCAACGACTGGCAGGGGAATCAGAGGCTGTATCCGACGCCTCGGACGAACCTGCTTGCCTATTCGGAGCAGTTCGACAACGCGGTATGGGTGAAGAATGAAACGACTGTCACGGCTGGCGTTACGCTTGCGCCAGACGGATCGACGATGGCGGACAAGCTTGTCGAGTCGGCCACGACTGCCGCGCACTACACGCGCCATTCCACCCTGATGCAAGTCGGTACGCGCTACGCAGCGTCCGCCTATTTCAAGGCGGGGGAGCGAACGCGTGCATACATCTTTGGGAGCAACACGCAAGCGAATGGCGGCGGTGGGGTCGCGTTTGACCTAGTTTCCGGCACGATCATAGGCAACACCATTGAAGGGACCAGCGCGTCTATCGAACCGGTCGGAGGCGGCTGGTGGCGGTGCCGGGCGACATTCCCAGGCACCGCAGTCGCTAATCAGCATTTGCGTTTCGGCATTTACAGCCCAACGGCCTCCACAATTACCTACTCCGGAGACGGTACGTCAGGTCTATATGTGTGGGGCGCGCAGCTGGAAATTGGCGACGCAGTGACACCTTATATTCCGACCACCACGTCGGCCGTCACCCTCACCGACTACACCCTCAGCCCAACCGGCATCGTGGAACTCGGACAGACGCCTGTTTCTGGCGCAACGCTGACGTGGACGGGCGACGGCTACACCTACCCGTCCGGCACCTACGTCTTCATCCAAGACAACCAAGACATGACGATGACCATCGGCATCGCCGGGAAGGTGCCGTCGGCTGTGTTTCTGGCGCTGCTGGCGGGCGGCTACATCCCGCTCAAGCCGGAGGGGGTGCGCGTGAACTTCACCGTTGTCACCACGGTGGAAGGGGCGCCGCTGTTCGGATTGGATGTGAACAACCCGTATGTCGCAGGCTTCGATGTCGGAGCCTGGGGACGACTTCTGTAAGGACCATCAATGGCAACGATCGACTTCCTCCCATTCGCTACTGGCAGCGGCGCCAATGTCATGTCGCAGGCCGAGTGGGCCGCGCTGACGCAACGCCTCTCGGGCTTTCAGTCCGGCGTCGCGCAGTCCGCGCAGCTGAACAAGGCATGGCGCCAGTCCAGCATCATGGCGGCCGTCATCGCGCAGTTCATCTCCGATATCACTGGACAGGACGTCATCGACGACGGCACGACGGCCTCGATTCTGGCGAATCTGAAGTCGGCTGTGAGCGCCCAGTCTGTCGGAGTGGTGGGCGCCGTACGAAATGCCCGCATGATCGTTTCTTCCGCCTCGACCAGCGCAACCTATCAGGCGGACGAGGTTATCGTGCAGACGGCGCTGAGCGGTCAGGCGTATCGACTCACGAACGTCAGCGAGACCATCAACGTGTCGACGACCGGCGCGGGCGGCATGGATACTGGTACCGCACCGGCAAGTAGCTGGATCGCTGTCTATCTGATCTACAACCCGGTTACGCGCGACGCTGCACTGCTTGGCCGCGCTCTAGCTACCGGGGTGGTGGCACCCGAAATATATGCGGGGCCAAACATGCCGTCGGGCTATACGGCGTCGGCACTGATTAGCCTGTTTAGCACCACCCCATCTGCGCAGATTTCCCCCTTCACTCAGCGTGGCCGACGGGTCAATAGGCAGGCTGTGGGGGTCTTCAACTCATCGACAAATGATGCCACTTGGCAGCCGGTCAGTTTGGTCGGTGCAGTTCCGCCAAACGCAAAATCTGCCTCCGGATATGGGGACGCCGCAACAACTGCCGGGGCTGTCATCAATTTCGGTATCGGATCCAGTTCCGCTGGCCTTGGGAACAATACTCTCAACATGTCGAGCGCCGGTGCATTCGGGGTGAGTCTGAACTTCGATGACGTCCATCTCGACACTCTTCAGACCCTGTATGTTTATCGCACTGCAAGCGCAGGGACGCCCAGCTTCACGGTGTACATTCGCGGCTACGAGTTCTGAACCATGAAAATCCACGTGCAATTCGCCGACGAGACCGAAGAGGTCATCGTGTCGTGTTTCTTGTCCCAGCCTGACCCAGAGTACTGGGACTATTTGGGCGAAGTCGAGGTGACGGATCCCCGATGGCACGTCTACTACGAGGCGATGCCAGGCCATGCGAAAGAGTGCTGGCCGTCGCCCCAGTAGCCAAGAGGTGTCAATCCCCGCTCTTCCTGGCGGTCACGAAGGTGCAATCACCTCTGTTTGCCAGGTCGAATCCATAGGTCTTCAAGATTGACCTCACCAACTCGCGGTCTTCGTCCTCGTTAGGCGCCCAGACATCCTGAGTCTCGAACGACAGGAGCTCGAATCGGTGATGGCGAACGAGGTCAAGGACTTCGGCTGGCGCGAACTCTCGCACGTGCGGCTTATACATGAACGGATGTTCGCCCTTGAGGATCTGCGAGATGTTGCCAAGCGCCGAGACGTTTGGCGTGCTGAGAAGCATGACAGACCCGTCGCGGGATACTCTGCGAAGCTCAGACATCAAAGAGTTGACGCCCGAAAAGTTGAATTGATCGATATCGCTTAGCTCGCTGGAATCTCGGTCCTTGAGGTGCTCAAGAACCTCGGTGAAGATCACCAGGTCGAAGCGATCGTCGGGAAACGGCAATTCATACCGCAGGTCTGTGGTGGTTCCAGTGACGACGGTTTCCGGATAATTGACAGTGATAGCGAAGGCCAAAAAGCTAAGACCGCCTACTTCGAGCACTTCCTGCCCATTGCGAAGATGGGGCTCAAGCAACCTGTACGTCGCCAGCAACCGCGTTCGATGTGTCCTGCAGTATTTGACATAGCCTGGGGCGTGCTGATGGCCATCGATCCAAAAATCAAATATCTGCTCGGGCGATTGTTTCGACGATCCTCGGGAAAAATAGCCACGAAGATTGCTCGGCAAGTGCCAGATTGCCCAACAACGAAGAGCATCTGCGTTTGCAGGGTCGGTGATCGAATAGGCTTCGCGAAGGCGCGAGTCCCATTTCCATATGGCGTGAGCTAGGAGTGTGGTAGCGCCGGGTCGGCCGTCCTCGGTTCCAGGTGATAGAGAGGCCAGGGCCGTAATTGCCCAATCTGGCATTCTCAGATTGCTGCGTTGGCGCCAGAAGAACAGATACCAGCTTAGGAGTCCGATCTTCCCGTGGTTGGTGGTAAGGTCATAACGGGATTTGAGGTCGGCAACGAAACACCATAGGGCATACATCTCGTGAGTGATCGCGAACGGTCCCGCCTGCTCCACCCAAGGAGCGGGCCGGCTTAGCGTGCGCGTGAGCCATTCACCGTCGATCTTGTGATCGGTCTGACCTTCGCTGATTGACCAAAGCCACCATCCCAAATACCGGAGGATTTCTTGTCGTGAATCAAGAGGAAATGCGTCGCGGAGATCGTCGCGGGACCTCCACAGGTCATAGGCTTCTGCAGAAATACCAAGGTCCGCAGCGTTATCAAGATCTTGCGCTGGCGCATTGCGCGTGAGCATATCGGGAACCCCCCCAATTCGCTGATCATTTTTCATGGCCACCCCCTCTAAAGGGGGGTATTGCTGCGAACGCGTCTCCTATTCGCGCGACGACGAATATACAACAAGCCCTTGGCGGAATTCGAAATCAGAATCTGTACCCGAGCGTCACCATGTGGGCGCCCTTGTAGCCGAGCGGGATGTTCTTGTTAGTCATGTCGCGCGGCGGAGTGTGGATGTAGGTGTATCGCAGCGTGACGTTGCGATAGGCCACCGACGCGCCGGCGACCCAAGTCCAGTCCCACTTCGGGCTGTGGCTCAGGGTTTCGACCGATCCCTTAGGGCCCCATGGGCTGGTGTCGGACACCACGGTCATGTGGGCTTTCCAGGTGCCGCGGTACAGCGCCGGGCCGGCCTCGATGCCGAAGCGCCAGCCGTTGTAGGTGTAATAGGGCTCCAGCGTCAGGGCAACGGCATGAAGGGAGCCCGACGAATTGAAGTGCCGGATGGGTCCGCACTCGCCGTTGCACTGCTTGGTGTGCGGGTTGTAGCCGCCGATGCCGTCGGGGTAGTCGGCTTCGTCCGGCGCAGCATCGGACCACATAGCGGCGCGGCCGAAGTGCATGTAGCTGAGGTTCGCCGAAACGCCGGGAAGCCACGAGCGCGGCTGATGCGGGATCGCGTCGAACGAGCCAGTGAGGCGCGCGGCCGGGAAGCGCAGATTCAGGTTGTGCCGCATCCCGCTTTGGAAGTACATGCCTTCGCCCAGGGGGGTGAAGGACGTCACGCCGATTCCAGGCTCGATGTGGAATCGGTCGAGGACGCCGGATTGCGCGGTTGCGGTTCCTGCGATCAGGAAGACGGCTGATCCAAGTCCGAGAGCGGCGGCAGATCGATGGTAGCGCCGGCTGAGCGCATCCGATCGAGCACGCGATCGACGTCCTCCGGTGCGAGCTCGAGGCGAGCCATGGCGAAGAAAAGCATGTGCATGCCCATGTCGCGCCGATTGTTGGGGTCTTCCGACAGGTACCGGCGCCATTGTCGACCGTTGGCAAGGCCGAACAGATCGGCCATCTTGCCGCTGCTGAAGCCGAGCTCGTCCTTGAGGGCTTCGAGATCCGCCGGTGACGGAGGTGTGTAGGGCATTGATGGATCCAAGAGCGCGAGCAAACGCGCGAAAGAGGACTTTCATTTTCGGCTTTCCTTTCGGAGTGTCGAACCGCACGGGGTGCGCAGCTCAGTGCCATGAATCATAGTACCCAAAGGGTACGTCGTCAAGATATTCATTCACCAGCCCGCCGCAGAGCGGGCTTTTCTTTTTTCGGGGTCTACATGCGGCTGCCTACTCCCGTTGAAGCCACCGGCTACGCCGGATCGGTCGTCTCGATCGGCGCGTCTCTGACGCTGACCGATATCGGAATCATCGTCGGTATCGTCACGGCGCTTCTCACGTTCGGCTTCAACGCCTGGTACATCCGGCGCAAAGACAGGCGAGAGGTGGAGGAACACGCGGCGCGCATGCGAGCGCTTGGAGGCAGTCATGAACTCTGACCTTCGCACGCGGCTGATTGCGGCCGGCATTGCTGCCGCCGTCCCGCTGGTGGCTGCATTCGAGGGTCTACGCCAGACGGCTTACCTCGATCCTGTCGGCATCCCAACGGCTTGCTTCGGGGCGACCAAGGGCGTCCGGCTCGGCCAGGTGTACACGCGCGAGCAGTGCGACGATCTGCTGGCGAAGGACCTGCTGGAGGCGAATGCCGGCGTGAACTCGTGCGTTCGCGTGCCGCTCAGCGAAGGACAGCGGACCGCGCTGGTGTCGTTCGCCTACAACGTCGGGCGGGGCAAGTTCTGCGGCTCGACGCTGGTGCGCAAGCTCAACGCCGGCGACTACGTGGGCGCCTGCAACGAGCTGCCGCGCTGGGTCTACGCCAAGGGCGTGAAATTGCCCGGTCTGGTGAACCGCCGGGCGCAGGAGAGGGCGCTATGCCTTGGGTGA